GCACAACAGGCGAATTTTGCACAAGGCGGCGGTGGTGCAGCACCACAGGCAAAAGGTGGAGCAACCAAGCCAGCAGCCAAGCCAGCAGCACAACAGGCGAATTTTGCACAAGGCGGCGGTGGTGCAGCACCACAGGCAAAAGGTGGAGCAGCAACAAAAATTGATCCAAAAATACAAGCGGTTAGTAAAAAGATAGTTAACTACTTACAAGGGCAAGGCGTAGATCCAAAAACCTTCTTTGCAAATCTAGTTTAAATAAAATGAGTAAATCTTTAGATGGTGTAATAACTAAAAAAGCAAATCAAACAGAAACTTTTACAAACGAACAAATTGAGGATCTTATGAAATGCATGGATCCTCAAGATGGATACTTATACTTCTCTAAAAATTTTGCATATATTCAACATCCTGTAAAAGGCAAATTAAAATTTGATCCGTTTGAATACCAAGTTAGACTTTTTGATACATATCACAAATATCGATTTAATATAAACATGTTGCCAAGACAAACAGGTAAAACTACTTGTGCTGCAATTTATCTAACTTGGTTTGCAATGTTTAACCCTGATCAAACAATTTTAATTGCTGCCCACAAATATACAGGCGCACAAGAAATTATGCAAAGGGTTAGATATGTGTACGAAATGTGTCCAGATTATATTAGAGCAGGAGTAATTAGTTATAACAAAGGTAGCATTGAATTTGAAAACGGATCTCGTATTGTAAGTGCAACAACAACAGATAACACTGGTAGAGGTATGAGTATATCTTTATTATACTGTGACGAGTTTGCGTTTGTTGCTCCAAACATTGCAGAAGAATTTTGGACCAGTATATCACCTACCCTCGCAACTGGTGGTCGTGCAATTATCACCAGTACACCAAACTCAGACGAAGATACATTTGCAACAATTTGGAAACAAGCAGAACAAAAGTATGACGATCATGGAAATGAACAAGAATTAGGACTAAATGGATTCCATAGTTTTACAGTACATTGGGATGAACACCCTGATCGTGACGAAGAATGGCGCGAAGCTGAAATGGGACGGATTGGCGAAGAACGTTTCCGCAGAGAATATGGGTGTGAATTTTTAGTTTATGATGAAACACTTATTAATAGCATGACACTTGCTACAATGGAAGCATCTAAAGTTGTTGTAAACATGGGGCAAACACGATGGTACGACAAAATAAAACCAGATGCAACATATGTAGTAGGTTTAGATCCTAGTATGGGAACTGGTGGTGATTATGCTGCTATACAAATAATAGAATTACCTACATATAAACAAGTAGGCGAATGGAGGCATAATACAACTGCAATACCAGGACAGATCCGTGTGTTAAAAGATATTTGCGATTACCTTGCTATGCATACAAAGAACTCAACAAATATATACTGGAGTGTGGAAAACAATGCTATCGGAGAAGCTGCTTTGCTGGTAATTAATGATTTTGGAGAAGAAAATATTCCTGGATTATTTATTAGTGAGCCTATACGCAAAGGTCATGTAAGGAAGTTTAGGAAAGGATTTAATACTACCCACAGCAGTAAGTTAACAGCATGTAGTAAATTAAAAGTAATGATTGAAAATAATAAATTACAGATTACAAGTGCTCCGTTGATCAGTGAATTGAAAAACTTTGTTGCTGTAGGAACTACATACCGAGGAAAATTAGAAGAAACAGACGATCTAGTTAGTGCAATGTTGTTATGCCTACGCATTATTAGCATATTGAGAGATTGGGATCCACGGATATATAATTCATTTAAAAGCATGGATGAAGAGGAAGATTATCAGGCACCAATGCCTATCTTTGTAAGTACCAACTATTGATAAATACAATTATGGAAAAGAATATTAATTTTATAGGCGAAGAGCTATTTAACAAAGTTAGAGGAAAATTTCCTAGCGTTACACTAGGTGACGAAGAAGGAAATGTTACTAATGAGCCAAAAGATGCTAGATTTTTTGATTTTGATTTTACAGAAAATGGTGATAGTTTGGGCAAAGTAAGCATAGCTCTTGATGAAAAAAGTTTGAACATTATGTATGCACAAAATTTTGTAGAAGGACAAGATGCAACTACAAAGAAAAATTGGTATGCATTTTTAAGAGAATTAAGAAACTTTTCAAAAAAGAGATTATTAACTTTTGATGTAAGAGACATAACAAAAAGTAATTTAAATAGAAGAGATTATCAATTTTTAGCTAAAAACGCCGGAGAAGGAGCAATGACAGAATCACGACTTTATGGAACTAGTAAAACTAGTTATCAAGATATAGGTGCTGCTAGATTAAGCATCAAACATTCACAACCAGTTAATAATAATCTAGCAAGTGGCCGCACACAACATATTGAAAATATATATGTAGAAAATGCCGAAGGCGAAAGGTTTAAATACCCTATCAAGCATTTAAATGGCGCACGAGCAATGGCAAGACACGTCTCCGAAGGTGGCACAATGCATGATGATTTTGGCAAGCACATTGTAGGTCTAAGCGAAGAATTAGGTAAGCTAAAAAAGTTTAAAAACTATGTAAGTCGATCAAGTGTAATGGCAGAAGGCTTGTCTGAATATGCAGACATTGTAAATGATCGTATTACAACTGTAAAGAAAACTATCGAAAGCATCCAAAAAGAAAATAGATATCGAGAAATGGTAGAAAATTTCAGTAATGAAGATCTACAAGAAGTTCCACAAGATGTTGCAGAAAATTGGATTGATCAATTAACTATCAAGCAATTCAATGAAGAACTACAAGAAGTATTTCCTTACATTTATAAATTGATTAGTGAGAAACAAGCTGAAAAAATTACGCCTGATAATATTATTGATGAAGTAAATGACGAAGAGGTAGAGGAAACAGAAAAAGAAGAAGATACTTTTCATGAATTTGCAGAATGGGCAGATGATATAGTAGATAATGCCCTTTCAGAAGATGATCTTAAGCCTAAGCAAAATGTACCAGTAACTGAATTTATATTAAGCATGTATGATAGAGAAACAGGCCAATTTCCTAAAGGAGAAACTGCTGTTCTAACTGCTGTAGAAAAAGATTATGGCGAAAATTTAATTAACCCTGCCAAACAATTTATCGAAGCTATAAATCAAAAATTCCGTGAATACAACGGTTATAACGCTGATGCTGATGGTATATTAATGGACGACGATGTAGAAGAAAGATTAATTGATCCTAAACCAAAAAGTGATAGACGATATTTTGTAGTTCCTAACATGGAAGATTATTACGACATACAGAATGACAGAAGATTTGCCGGTTACATAGAAGTTGCTGATGAAAATTCTGAAGTAATGGTATTGCCTAATTCTGCTTTCCATAAACTTAAAATGATGTATGGCAATAAAGTACACGAAGTCGATCCGCAATTTACAAAGACATACGAAGACGAAAATAAGTACAGCACAGAAGCACAAGATATTTTGAAGCTTGCTGGAATAGCATAAAAGGAAATTATGAAATTATTTTTTACTGTAGCGGCTGCAACTATTTTACTCGCAGCTTGTACTACACCACACAGAGAACACCATATGTCACGAATGCATGCGCACGATCATTGCAATTCATGGCAACATCATGATCATGACGATCAACACGGAAGTTCATACTGGCACACACACTGCACAGATGAACACAAATAATCTATCAAATCAGTAATTTAATTATTGACATTTGGTAAATACTCGTGTAGCATATATGTTTGTGCTACACATTTAAGGCAACAGCTAAGGCACATTTAACAATTTATAGAAAGGCATATTATGGCAACTTTAGCAGAAATTCGAGCAAAACTCAAAGAACAAGAATCAAGACAAGGTGGAAACACATCCGGTGGTGATAACGGTATCTATCCCTTTTGGAATATGGCAGAGGGTACTACTGCATCTCTTAGGTTCCTTCCAGATGGCGATAACAACAATACTTTTTTCTGGCGAGAGCGACTAATGATCAAACTTCCTTTTGCAGGCGTAAAAGGAGAAACCGATAGTAAGCCAGTACAGGTACAAATCCCTTGTATGGAAATGTATGGCGAGAGCTGTGCTATCCTTAATGAGGTACGTGGCTGGTTTAAAGATCCTAGCTTAGAAGAAATGGGTCGCAAGTATTGGAAAAAGCGTTCATATCTTTTCCAAGGATTTGTAAACGATGATCCGTTGAAAGAAGAAACTGTACCAGAAAATCCAATCCGCAGATTTATTATTGGTCCTCAAATTTTCCAGATTATTAAGCAAGCATTAATGGACCCGGATATGGAAGAATTGCCAACTGATTATACAAGTGGTATTGACTTCCGGCTTAATAAAACGTCTAAAGGAGGCTTTGCTGATTACTCAACAAGTAATTGGGCACGTAGAGAGCGTCCACTAAACGACAAAGAAATGCATGCAATTAATTCATTTGGACTATTTAGTTTGAATGATTTCCTTCCTAAGAAGCCAACTGACGTTGAGATTAAAATCATGCAGCAGATGTTTGAAGCAAGTGTTGACGGAGAGGCATATGACAGCGAACGATGGAGTCAATACTTCCGTCCAGCAGGCATGTCAGCAATGACTGGAGATCCTAATACTAGCAACACATCTGCTACGACTACTGTAGTTGAAACAAAAGAAGA